ATGCTCGTTGGAACATCTGTGTTGTCATTGTATCACCTTGTTCGCTTTGCGGCAACCTCATGATACCTTTATTTAATGAACTGTTCTTTAAATATTTACCTTGATTAGCAAAAATTGCATTATTTCTATCAGGTCTATCTGGAGGTAGTTCATCTGGTTTTTCTATAGTTTTATTATTCGGGGGTGGGGGAAACATTCCAGGAGCCATACCAAAGCTCGCAGGACTTATTCTTCTACTTAACGCAGGTGCACCACTATCCGTTGCATACGGTGTATACGGATTATTTATTACTTCACCCGTGTAATAGTTTATAGGTCCACTAGGCGGTGGCGGTGGCGGTACATCTATTGGTAATTCATTAGGTGGTTCATTAGGTGGTACAAATGGTGGCGGTACATATATATCATCTTCATCACGCCAATCTTCGGGTTTGTCATCATATCCTGGCGGGTATCTTCTTTCTTCATCATGCCAATGCGGTGGTTCATTAGGTGGTACAAATGGTGGTTCATTAGGTGGTGTAAATGGTGGCGGTACATCTATTGGTGGTTCAAATGGTGGTTCATTAGGTGGTGTAAAAATATCTTTAAAAGGATTATCTTTAAATACAGGCGGAAGAACAGGAGGCGTATTTATATCATCTTCTATAAAGAAATCATCTGGTAATGGTGGCATAATTCCTGGACCAAAGCCATAATCAAATGAATCTCGGTCTGGTGGTAATTCTTTAAAAGGGGGAGAGACTATTTCATTCACAGGGGGGTTGTATGTATCTCTTGGATTAGTTATGAACGAAACAGCCTCATTAGGTCTGTCTATAATGGAGTTTATTCCTTCAGAAATAAAAGGACTATTGTTTAAATCATTCATACTAGGTAAACCAGCTATACCTTGTTCTTTTTCTCTAGCAATAGTATCTTTAAAATCAGCAACATCAGCTTCATATTGGTCAGTAGCTCTATTTATAGAATTATTAGCGTCTTGTCTAGAAACTATAGCATCCATAATCGGGTCTGCTTCATATTGAAAAGAAGTAGGTCTACTTCCTGTTAAACCTCTAATACCCATTCCTCTATCGAAATCAAATCTATTCATTAATCAGGGTCCATTGTTTCACTACCGCTGAAAAAATCAACGGTAGGTTGTATTATATATTCATTAGCTGCAACCCCACCTGCTATAGGTGCTGTAAATATAGCCGTTTCTGAAGCTGTTCTAACTCCAGGTGGTAATAATCCTTTATTAGTTACAGTTCTTTTCCTTTGGTTAGGGTCTAATGTAAAAAATTCTTCCATATAATTAAAATATTCGTCTGTTCTATATGGATTATAGCTTGGGTCTTTTGACATAAACTCTGTATCGCTATCGCCTTCAAACATTTTTAAAGCTTGACCTACATCATGAGCAGCAACAGTATCTAAAGAATAGAAAAAACGTATCGAATCGTCTAAATTCATTTTACGGTTCATTTTTCTTACAATTTTATCCAATAATTTAGGGTCTAGCATCATTTCCCCTAGTAATCTATTGACTCTTTTTTCTAAAACACGTTCTCTATAACCAAATCTATAAGTATATGGGTTTAAAGGTCCAAAAATTAATCTACCTAGAGTAGGTATATCAAATTTTTCTATGTCTAATGATTTTAAAGCACCTTCAACTATTCCTTCTGTTCCTACATCTAACATACGTTGATTTTCTTGCACTGCTGCATTTAAAATTTTTAAATTTTTAATAGTTTTCTTATCTAAAAAAGGCTCGTACAATTTATCAAAAGTAATTGGTGTTTCTTTACCTCCTTTAGTCATTGCTATATAGTTTTTTGTTAATACATCGTTTAATTTATCTGCGTTTATAATTATTCGACCTGCACTAGTATCTGTTATTTGATTATAAATATCCCCCATCACAGCTTTTTGCACATTTTTATACAAATATTCATCTTGTTTTATAATTTGTGCTAATTTATTACGCATTTGCATACCACCAGACCTGTTTAGTAGTTCGTCTCCTTGAACAATTTTTAAGATAATTGTGTCTGAGTCGCCGTCTACAAAAGGACTAAATTCTTTCATAATTTTTTGTGAAATTTCATCAGCTTTACCTACAGCTTTTTCTATTGTTTTAAAAGTCTCTGTCATATTATCAAAGTTACCAACACTAGCAGGTTTATTAACATAAGGTTTAGTTTCGACATCATCAAAAGCAGCTCTTATAACACCTCCATGTTTTTCCATCCATTTATTATGAGCTTTAACTAAATCTTTACTGTATTGTAATTTACCATCAACAGTAAAAGGCTCTATTACATCTCTTTTATAACGTGCTCCTATGGCTCTTTGTGCTGCTAACAGTAATTTAAGAGATTCAGCGTTTGCTTCGTCAGCTCCTTCTCCTACATGATTATGACGTAACATTTTAAAAAACGGTGTTGCTGTTTCATGACTAAAATTACTACCCGTTCTTCCTGCAAAAAGAGCATTAACTAATGCATCGGGATTTGCATCTTTTTGTCCTAACATTCTTTTAAAAAAAGTATCATTCATCATAGAAACTCTTTCAGCATAGTTGTCTATAGCGTCATAATAATCTTTACCGTATCCTGTTTTTTCCATGTATTCTGTTACTTGTGATGAAGTAGGTCTAAATTTACCTCCAGTAGGTTTATAATTTGGAAAGTATTTAATTAATTCGTCTGGTGATAGTTGTTCTAAATGTGCTTTAGCTCCGTGTCTAAACAGTTGATGTATTTGGTCATCTATAGCTCTTTTTATATCTACTAATGATTTCATACTTGGTTCATTAGCTTTATCTGTGATTTTTCCTTGTATTTCTGAAATTTTAATTCTAAACGCATGTAAATCTTTAAAAGTAGGTGTGTATTGACCAACTAAACCCGTTCCTTTTTCTGTCCCCATCATTTTAGCTAGCAAGTCTTTCATTTCTCCACCTTCTTTATAGAGCATGTCAGATAAGTTTTTATCTTTTAAAAACAAATCTACTGGTGTTGAGCCTGTTTTAGCTCCTACACCTGTTTTAGTGCCTTTATAAGGACTAGTTAAAATTGTTCTTAATTCTTTAGCTAAAGGGGAACCAGGTACAACAGCAGGACCTTGTAAACCATCATATTTAGTAACTACTTCAGTTAATTCTTTATCAACATCTCCCATAAAACGATTTTGTATTAAATAAATTCTTGCTAATGTTTTATTATTAAAAGTACCTATTTTAGCGTCAGGATTAGCTATATCTTCAAACATCATAGCGTGAAAATTTAAATCGTCACCAACTTTTCCAGGAATTCCATCAAGAATATCGTCAAAACCTTTAACTGTGCTTGCGTCTATACCTAATTCTTTTAATAATGCAGCGTCTGCTTTACCTAATTCAACTAAATCATCAAACCAAGCAAGTTCTTTTTCTAAAGTTTCTTGCATTAATTTTTGAGACGTGGGAGAAACATACTTACCTAAACTAGCTAAAGACTCCATAGCAACTTCTTTATTTCCTGCGTTTAATAATAAATCTTGTACAAACATAGTTCTATATATATCATTTGCGAGTATTTGATTATCTAACATATCAATAGCTTTTATAGTAGTATGTCCTGCTTCTCTCATAGAATTTAATAAAGCTAAAGCAAAATCAGCGTCAGTACCTGTTTTGCCTTGACCAATAAAAATTTTATAGTTTCCATCAGTAACAGCATCTAAAGCTTCTTTTACTTGTTTAGGTTGTACATTTACAATATCATTAAAAAGAGCACGTGCTCCTTCACTTCCTTCTTCAAATCCTGCTTTTTTAAGAGCTGATTGATATTTATCTCTAACAGCAACTATTCTGTTTATTATAGCGTCTGGAGGATATTTTCCTGTTATAAATTGCCAAGTAGCACGAGAACTGTTTAATAAACTTATAGCTGCTGCATTACCAGCAGTAGCATAAGCACCTATTAAAGCTGATTCTTTAAAAGCATGTTCAAAAAATCGAGGGTCTACGTCATCACGGTAAAGAAGTTCTCCTGTAGCTAATCTTGTAAAATCAGTAAAAGCAGCTCCTGCCCCCATAACTGTAGCATCAACACCAAACTGTTTAATTTTTTTCCAAGGTGTTTTTACATAACCTGCTCCTGGAACCCTTCGACCTTTAAGAAATAATAACGCAGCAGTTTCTCCCGCTATAGCAGGAATTTCCTTAGTAACATATTCTGCCCAATCGTCAGCTGTTACACCAGGACTATTAAATGGAAATACTTCAGATAAAGTTCCGTCAGCATTTTGTTCATAACGGATAACGGGTCCTTTTTCTCCAGGAGGTCTTCCAGGATATAGGTGTCTAGCTTTAGGTATCCTATACCCTAAATCGTCATATAAAAATTCTTCTTGTACCATTTCGTCAACATCTAAGGCTGATTTTTCTCTAGGCAATAAAGCAGCACCAAATCTTTCACTAGTAGGAGCTCCTTTAGTGTAATCTATACCAAACTCTGCTAGATTTTTATTTTCTGCATAATCTCTAAGTTTTTTACCGTATTTTTGAGTAACACCAAAACGTCTTTTACCCAAAATCTCAGCTATTTCTTCAGGGTCGTCTGTTGGTGTAAACGAAGGGTCATCTGAGTTTTCAGAAATATATTTAGTCCATTCGTCAGAATTTTGAATTTTAGCAGGAATAGGCGGTGCTGGTAATGGAGATTGAAGCAATTGTTTTTGTGAGTTTAAAAGATGATTCATTTCTTGTGTAAACGTTATTTGGTTTTGTTCAAAATATTTTTGGTCGTATGCAGCTAAATCTTCATCACTAGCTTGGTCATAATAATATAAAAAATCTAATTGTGTTGGATTAAAAACATCTTTTAATTTTACATTAGGGTTTACAGAACTATCTAAAGGAAGTTGCGAATATTGTTCTAACGTAATTCCTGGTTTATTATCGTTAACTTTTGTTATTATTGCAGGTTGTATTGTCATATTATTTAACCTACCCTACTTCTTCCGCTCTCGGGAACTTCTCGTTTATCTATCTCTTCTTTAACATCCGCACCCTCTAGTAGTTTAATATACGGTAAATAATAATTATTAAACCAATCAATACCTTTTATAGGATTATCTTTTATTGGATTACTTCCTGGACTACTCTCTCTCGTTCTAAATTTATATTTAGCTTGGGCTAAAGTATTAAGATAATTTAACCAATCTGCATCTCCTTCATTAGTCCAAGTTTGTGATAATTTAAATAATTTTTGAGAAGGTAATATTCCTTTATCTAATTGTGCGTCTGTTAATTGGTCATATGTACCTGTTTGATATCGAGGTGCCCAAGGAGTATCTTTTTGATTATAAGAACGCCAATCATTAGCTAAACTACTTCGTTCTAATTCTTGCATTTTTAAACTAGCAGTTTCCATAGTACGGTGATACCAACTAGTCATAGCACGTAATGCTGCTTTAGGGTCTTTTATTCCTTTACCTTCAAAAGCACTACCTAACGCTTGTAAATGTAATGCTAAATCTCTATCTGATAATGTTCTACCTGTTTGACCATTTGCAGCTGCTGCCAGATAAGCCATATTAATTATTATCGACCTTAATTCTGCGTCATTAGCTGCGTCACCAAAATAAGTTCTTAAATCTAATTCACGAGGTTGCATTTCAAAACTTTTTGTTTCTGGATTATATACTTCCTCCATATAAGGAATAACGTCTCCTTTTAAAAATGCTTCAGTTACTTCACCTGTTGATTGGTCAAACCAACTTAATCTACCGTCTGGATTATTTTCTAAAACTATTCCTTTCTTTTCTTTAACAGCGTTTATGAAAGCTTTACCCGAATTTCTAAGTTCAGTTAAAGGTCGCCAAAATGTAGCTAGTTCTTCATTTGACATATAAATTTGTACAGCATCTGTTATTGTTGGTGCAAAAGCTCTTAAACTAGCAGCAACTACTTCTAATTCATCTCTCTTAGTTACCCACTCATTGCCTACGTTTTTAGCTGTTGGTTTTAAAGTTGCGTCATTTTTATATGGTTCACCTATAATCCATTTAGGATTTCTATAGTATTCTCCTTCAGGAACTTTTGTTCCATCGACGGTTACATCTTCAGCAGTGCCTAAACTTGATATATAAAACCCACCATTAGGTCCTTCTATTGCACTACGAGCTATTTCTGTATTATTTACATCATAAGCAGGAGTTACGTTTAATACTTTTCCTGCCATAGCATTTACATTAGCTCCTACAAATTTTTTCCTTTCAAGTGCTTTTGTTTGTTTATCTTTACGCATAGCATTAGCCATACTCATATAGCCAGATAATTCTCTTGGGTCATCTAAAGCTAAAGCAGGTAAATAATCTAATAAAAAATTACCGATTCTAGAACGTCTAGTATCTTTCATTTCAGGTCCATATATTTGGTCTGCTTGATATTCTGCTGCAGCAGTATCTCCTAATTCACTTCTTATATCCTCTATAGAAAATGTTTTATTTATATCACTAGCTATAGGCTCAGGTGCTACAACAGGGTCTTTTTGGAAAAATTTATTCCCTATACCTTGTAAAAGTAATGGTGCTATAAAAGCCATTGGATTAACATCAGCAGGTGCTTGTCCTTGACTAGGTCTAGGACGAGCCGTAGGAAACCTCATTTGCGTAGGTTGTAATTTAACAGGAGTAATTCCAGCAATGCCGTCTTTACCGCCGAATGTTGGAAATGGAGTAAATTTAGCCATTATCTTATCATCGTAGGATATTGAAAACTGAAGTTATTGCCCGTACCTGTGTTATAGCCTCCGCCTCCCCCACCTATACCCGTGTTATAGTTAGTATTGGGATTAGTACCTGCTATTGAACTAGCTACATTAGTTCCCATCAAACCTGTTCCCATGCCTCCTTGTGGAAGATAATTCATATTAGTTGTAGGAGCACCACCTGCATAACCATAACCACCTGCCATAGGTCCAAGAGAAGCAGTAAGTGCACCAACGTTTTGTAACGTTTGCATAGGTAAGTTGTATTGACCAACGAAGTTTTGGTAATTTAAATCCATTAACGATTGTTGTCTACCTCTACCTAAACCACCCATACCCATCATAGATTGAATATCTGCTTGTTGTAGTTGTGGTAATACTTGTGCCATTTGACCGTACTGACCGCCGAAACCACCTAACCCTTGACCACCTTGTAACCCCATACCAAAAATATTTTGTCCTAATTGCGATTGTAATCCTGCTAATCCTGCAGTTCTACCCATTCTTGCTTCAAATGCTTGTTGTGCTCTATTAGCTGCGTCTTGATAACCACCACTTCTGATTTTACCTACAGTTTCTGCTGCACCTCTAGCAACATCACTAGCTAATTCACCACGTCTTAATCTTGACCTAGCACCACCAAAAGCTCCACCTTTAACTGCTTCATCACGCATACCCATATCGCCTTTAGCTAATCCTTCACGTACATCACGCATTACTTGGTCTACTACTTGGTCTTCGTATGGATTATAGAAACTGCCTATACCTCTAGGGTCAAATCCTTCAGTTGATGCGTAACCTGTACCTTCTGCTCTATCTAAAAACCCACGTCCTAAATCTTGTCCTGCTCTAACGCTAGAACTAGCTTCATCTAATAAACCTGCTTGTCTACCTAAATATGGTCTATAACTACCTATAGCAGAATCAGCAAGTTGCATTCCGTATATTTCTCTAGGGTCAAAATCGGCTACCCTTTGTCCTGTATAAGTATAAGGACTAGAATCAGCTTGCCCATAATTTCTAAATTGTTGCCTTAAAAACTGTTGTGCAAAAGGAAATACATCCCCTTGTAAAAATTGCCCTATATACGGGGCGGGGGCTTGACTGGAATATTCTTGGTCTTCTCTACTAGCCATATCTTCTATTTCCCATTTCGTTAAATTTATTTAATCTAGCAATACCCATAGCATGACTACCGTCGCCTGCTGCGTCTACTGCCGCTTTTGATAACATATATTCTCCATTACTCGCCATAACAGGAACTAAATCATCTCTAGGACCTCCTGGACCGTGTATAGTACCACCGTGAGGCATGAACATAGGTCTTTGTAATACTTTACCGTTTTTAGCAAAAGTAACACTAGAACCACCTAACGGTGTTATATTTTCTAATTGATTTCTTCTTCGTGCTGCATTGCCTGCGGGTAATGTTTTAGTCATAACTTGACTACCTTTTTGTTCAGGCATATCTTTTAAAGCAGCCATAAGTACATTACCTATAGCTCCAATACCTGCCTTAAATAACTCAGGATTAGCTTCAGCAAAACCCTCCACATCTGACATCATTTCTTGAAGAGGAGTTCCTGCATATAATTCTTCGCTAGGTGCTGGAATATTATTTAATCCTTCTAAAAGTTCTTTTTGAAACATATCTTGTTCTACTGCGGATACTTCATCTATTTTAGGTTGTGTAAAATCTATTATTTCTCCAGAAGTTTTTGGATTTGTTGTCTTAAACATACTTAAAGCATCTAAATTAAATAAATCAGGGTTATTTTCCAAAATACTTAAAATACCACCAGTGTTTCTTTTTAATACTTTACCATAAGCAGCGTTTATTACGCCACCTTCTTCACCCATACCTAATTGTTGTAATAACATCGCTAACTGTTGTTCTTCAGTCATTTCGGGCTCCATCATATTTTCATATTCGAAATCGCCAAAATCTTGAACTTCACTGCCTGCTACGGGGGTAAATCCTCCACCTTCTCCAGGTTGTATAGAAGGTGCGGTTCCTGAACCAATAGGTCCTTTAGGGTCTTTTTGTCTATTAGAAGCAACTTTACCAGCAAGTAAACTACCTAAAGTTCCTATAACTGCACCAAGAACAGACATTAAAATCTACTCCTAGTTTTTATCTTCTTTCCTTTAGACGTGTATATAACAAAACCAGAACGGCTCTGTGCTTTTTTCTTATATATAGTTTTATCTACGCCAACCATGTTTCTCCTGCGTTATCTTAACGTTTTGCGAGTTAAAGCTCACCCCGTAAACTGCAGCACTATGGCTGATACATTGATTATATATCAAAAAGTATATATTTTTAAAGCTTTTTCTTTACCTTTTACTTTTATAGGTTTTAATGGTTTTAACGAAACACCACAATATTTCTCAGTTTCTTCGCCTATAAGTATGTTTACCCCTGCTTCTTTAGTAGCTGATTCTAATCTAGCAGCAGTATTTACAGCGTCCCCTATAGCTGAATAATCAAACCGTGTATCGCTACCCATATTACCAATAACGGCTTCTCCTGTATTTACGCCTACTCCTATAGCAACACCTATATCTGCTTTTATTATATTTTCTTGTATTTCTTTTGCACATTCTACAGCTACTTGTTCATGGTGTTGTAGGTCTAATGGTGCGTTAAATATTGCCATCATAGCGTCACCTATGTATTTATCTACCATTCCGTTATATTTTTGTACTGCATCAGATTGTATAGTTAATGCTTTATTCATTATTTTAGTTACTTCTTCTGGCGGTAATGTTTCTGATAACGCAGTAAAACCTCTAACGTCTGTGAATAAGAAAGTACATCTTCTTTTTTCTCCACCTAGTTTTAATAAATCAGGGTCTTTTTGTAAACGTTTAACTTGTCTGGGGTCTAAATAATGTTCAAATTGTTTCTTAATTTGTTGTCTTAATTTCCATTGTTCTCTAAATCTAAGATAAAAAGCTACGCTTCCTGTTATAAATTGACTTATTAAAGCCCATGTTACGTCTATTAAAACACCTGTACCTATCGTATAAGCCCCGTATAAGCCCGTTAAGGCTATAGTTAATAAAGCTAGACTTACTCCCCAAGTTATCCCTAGATAGCTTATAAACGCCCAGATAAGCCCTACAGACGCTATAAATATTAAAAGTTCTAAAGCTAAAGCGTAATCAGGAATATAAGGACTATTTTGTATTAATACGCTTTCAGATAACGCTGCTTGTATTTTATGTGGTTCTAATAAACCAACAGGTGTTGCAATTTGCGGCATTACACCATTTGCTGTAACTCCTACGAAAACAAACTTACCGTTTACATCCATTTCTTGTAAATTAGTTTCTTCTGTTTTTACCCAACTAATCCACTTACGCCCAAGACTATCTGTTTTAACTGGTGGTATTCCCCTAACAGCTATTTCTTGCACTCCGTTATCATTAGTAGTAATTATATAAGTACGAGCTCCTGTTAAATTTTTTAACACATGAACTCCAAAAGAAGGAGCCCAACCGTCAGGCGTTTTTAATAATAGAGGAATACGCCTAACAAGTTGGTCTACTTCTGTGGGGGCTATAGCAACTCCTTGTGCTATATCATCATATAAATAAAAATTTTGTTTAACTCCTGTAGACGCTAATCCCTTAACATCAGGACCTTTAATAACGGTGCCTGTTGTTTTAGGATAGTTTTGATTACCGTCTTCAAAAGTAGCTAATACACTCGGAGCGTATCCTAAAGACCTAGCAAAATCTTCATCTCCCATAAGTCTATCTGCTTGTGGAAAACTAATAACCCAACCAACCCCAAGTGCACCTTTACCTAATATTTCTAATTGTATATCTGCTAATCTTTTCCTAGGTAATGGATAACCACCTTCCCGCTCTACATCTTCTTCAGTTATATTAAGTATTACAAAATTACCGCTAGGCTCTTGTTCTTTTATTAAAGCATCAAAAGTTTTTAATTTTAATATTTCTGTAGGCGTGCTTTGAAACAATAAAGGTAATGCTAATAAAGGTAATAATATAAATATAAGTTTCTTCATCCGCTACTTTGGTTAATCGTTATAACAGAGTCTCCTCCACCATTGATTTTTATTATATTAGATACTCCGTCTTGTATCAAAATTACTGTATAACCGTTTCCTGAATTTAAATCTAATTGCACAGACTCACTTACTTTCCTACGTAAACTTATAACCTGTCCTGTTACTATTGTAGTTATTTGTGTATCTGAGTCTTGACCAATTAAAGTACCAGAAACATTCACCCCTGTAGCTAACGCTAATTGGTCTTCTTCTTTTTCTATAGCAAGAGCGTCTAATACATTTAATAAATCTTCTAAAAAATTAACATCAAGGTAATTAATATCTAATTCTGTAAACTCTAAACTATTATCTTCTAAAAAATCTTCTGCTAAATAATCTATATCTAAATCATTAAAATCTAATAAATTAACTGTTTTAGCTGTAGTTGCTTCTTCTTGTACAACAGCGTCTTCTTTTGGTGGCGTAACAATTAACATATTATCTATAATATCTAAAGTTAAATCTAATATTACAGGTTTAGTGGGAGTGCTTTCCCACACAGAAACAGTTGTAGCTTGATAAGGTTTATTTAATAAAACACTACCAGTTGCTGTAACTACCTCTATTTCGCCACTAGAAAGACCAAAAGGGTCAGGCAATAATATAATAAGTGAACGACCTAGTTCATCAACCGTAGCAGTAAAATCAGTACCACGAATAGCTATATTTGCTGTAGGAGTTTTTAATTGTATATTTTGTTTATCTATACGATTTAAATTGCCAGTAATAAACCTTGCTGTACCAAGACCAAAGGTAAGTGCCATTTTGGCTTTACTGGGGTCAGGGTCATAAATATATTCATCTATGAGAAGTTGTGAATGTTCGGTAAGTTTTACTACAGACTCGTCAAGAAAAGTAATAGCCATACGACCATTTTTAGTTATAGCTTCGTCATTACTTTGTATAGCAAATTTTAAATTAGCGTCGTAAGGTTTATCTCTTACAATTTGAGCAGAGCCGTTTAGTTCAGATATATCTCCAATATCAGCAGCTTGTGCTTGTTCCGCCGTCGTTTTGAATGACGCAAACAGTACCACTATTACCAATAGATATAATTTTGAGCCAGTCATTATCTAATGTACTTGATTGTGTAATATTAAATGTTCTAGAATTACCTGTTTGGTCTAAATAAAAATAGCCACCAGCATAACCAGAGCCTGTAAAGTTTAAAGTATTACTATCACCATCAACATCAACATAAGAAGTACCACCGTCGTAATTTATATCAAAGTCAAATGTATTACTTTCACCCTGTATAATCCAATCTAAATCTAATGTAGCAGCTAATGCACTTGTTCCATGGTCTAATGTGAATGTGTTAGAACTGCCTGTAACATCAACATTATAATTTGAATTATCAATACCATAAGTATTAGTGGGGTCGCCTTGAATAGTAAAAGTATTACTATCACCATCAAATTCAAAAAAGCCTGTTACAGAGTCCCCTAATATATCACCAAGAAATTTGTTTGTATCACCTATTTGGTTAATATCAAGAGTTAACGAAGTTCCGTCTAAATCAAGAGCGGTTAAACTTCCTGCTGTAGATTGCAAACCACCGATTATGTTACCAGAACCAAGTTGTTCTAAATCTATGTTAGCTGTAGCTCCGCTTTGGTCTACGTGTATTTCGTTATCAGCCGCGTATGTTGTCAATACACTCAGCATCGCAATCAGGCTCATCAATTTTAATTGCTTCATTTTTTTCCTCCCAAAAACCTTTATCATACCCTATTTTGACGATTTGCAAAACAGACGCCTCAATAGCTCTCTGTAATGCTAACGTTGTAGGCTCGTTTTCTGCATCTCCTGTTTCTATTTCTACAAGTTCTGTACCTGCTTCAATAAACCTAAAAACATCTTGTGATTGTCCATAACTATAAATTTGTTTATTCACCAAAACATCAATTAATACTTCTCCTGTAGCTATGGAAACCATACGTAAAGCAACTGTTATATTGTCTATACGATACTGTTTACTCATTCCAATACCTAAATATCTTGCACCAATACCACCGCTTTTAATATTTGTGTCATACCCAATTACGGCACCTTCCATAAGAACACCTGCAAATAATAACGGCATAATGGGTTTAGGTCCATCTGTTGCTTCGTTTTGTTCTCTAGCAGAACGAATTAGTTGTCTTTCTTTTGTAAGGTTATCTAATCCAACTCTTTCGGCAACTCTAAAAAATTTACCATTAGCTGTATGTTTTAAACTTCTAATTAATAAATGACTAGGAGCTTGGGTTAGTGCTGTACTAAATAAAGCAAACTCACTATTGCTTTTACGTTGTCCTGTTTGGTCAGTAAAACTATTAGGGTATACTGCTACAACGATAGGTACTTTAGGTTGTGGTGCGTTTAATAATTCTTCAGATTGTATTTGTAATACACTAGGTAAAGTTTTACCTTGTTGTAAATTAGTATCTACAGGAGCTAAACTACAACTAGAAAGAAAAATCGCCAATAGGCAACTGTATCTCTGTGACATTTCCATCTGCATCGGTAATAATTAAACTTATAACTCCGTCTTTGATACTATATTGTATAGTGTTGCCCTCTAAGGTTAAAGTTCCTTCAGTGCTAGGAGTTTCTCCGAACAAATTTTCTACCAACTGTCTTGATAACTGTGCATAGATACGTGACTCAAGATTCCTAATAAATCTAGCTAATGTAGTATTTTCTTTATCTCTTTCAATTTGTTCTTGTATTGCTTTAATTTCTTCTTTTATACTCATCTTACGATTAAATTCTTGGTTTTCAATCGTAAGATAATGGGACGAAGTACCTATCCCATTAAAACTGGGATTTTTAAATTTATGGGTTATAGTGTCGGCTTTAAGATTAATCCCTAATATCCCCAGAAAAAGAATTAACCCTATAACAACAACAAGTCTATAAATGAATATTTTTTCTAATTCTTCTTTTTTACTCATAACAGCCTCTAATGTAAAACTCTGTCTTCTCCTATATCTTCTTCTGCTTTTATAACTATTTCTACTTGACCTACAATCCTTACACCATGTACTATAGCTTCCATTTCTGCTTCTTCTAAAGTTCTTGCATAAATAAAAGGTCCATCGTATATATTACCGTCGTGTTCAAATCTTGTAGCAAAAACTTTCATTAATCAATCCTTTGGTCATTTCTATCAGCCTTAGCGATTTTATTACTATCTATTAAATTAGGTACGCCAAGAATAGTCTTAATTAAAGTATCTTGTCTTATAATTTCGTTATCTAAACTACGTACCCTATCAATTAATGCTACTAGTATTCCGTGTTGGGAGTCAAGTTTTGTGCCTAATCTTTCTTCAATAGCTTGTATTTGACCAGCTACTTTTTCATCAACTACATCTAGTTTTTGCTCCATGCCATCCACAATACGCATGATAAGC